AGCATAGAAGAGTTTGAGTATCATGTGGACATGGCTCGTTGGATGGGCTACGGTCAAACATTCCAAGATTTCAAGATCAATGTGCATATCTCAGGCAAGCTGGGTCCACAAGGTGTTCGTGACGCTCTCAGCAAGATGACGCCAGAAGCCCGTAACTGTCTTACCATCGAAAATGACGAGATGACATGGGGTATTGAATCTAGCATTGAGTTGGTCAAAGACTGTGCCTTAGTGCTAGACATTCATCATCATTGGATTAAAACTGGAGAATACATTGAAGCAAATGACGATCGTGTTAAAAGGGTTATTGATAGCTGGCGTGGTGTGCGCCCTGTTATACATTACAGTGTATCACGGGAAGACTGTCTTATTGACCATCCCAGACACATCCGCCCCGATCTTCCGTCCCTCTTAGAAGCAGGTTATAAAAAAGCCAAGTTGCGAGCACACAGTGGTTTTTATTGGAACACCGCAGTTAATTCTTGGGCACTGACACATAGGTCGTGGGCAGACATCATGTGCGAAAGCAAGGCCAAGAATTTGGCTTCATTTGCTCTATACGAACAGGATAAAAAAGTTACGGAGCCTTTGGCTTGCGTGGAGCCTTCGGCGCTGCTGCTTTCTTAATAGGTGCTTTCTTAGCAGGTGCTCGTTTGGCTTTGGCCACTGCCACTGCTTTGTTTTCAGCAGTAACTTCTGCTACTGTTGGTTCTACGGAAGGTTGTGCAACTTCAACTGGTGGAGTTTCTACCTTGTAGGGTACTTCAACAGATTCGACTGGCTTGCTGCCAAAAAGTTTCTTGATTAATCCTAGCATATTAAAATCTCCTTGTAGGTTATTTATGCGGTAAATACATGTATGGCATACAATTTCATTCAAAAATTTATTGTTGAAGGCAAAAAAGACAAACTCATACAGTTGACGCTGCCATACGATCGTGAAGATCTTGCACCTGTGAAATCTAAAGAAACCATAGATTATCATTACGGAACGCTGTATAAAGCCTATGTTGATCGCTATAACAAGAACGAAGGTGATGATGATTTCAACGAAGCTGGTGCGTTTTTACACAATATCTATTTTGGTCAACTGCAAAAACCAGAGGGATCCAATAGACCCTATGATGCTAGTTTGGCATTTATAGAAAAACACTTTGATACTTTTGATCGATTTAAAGAAGAATTTGAAAAAGCCGCCATGAAAATACAGGGCAGCGGATGGGTCTACTTGGCCCGTGATGGCAAGATCAAAACCATAGTTAATCACGAAATCAGAAATGATATTGTGCTGTTAATTGATTGGTGGGAGCATGCATGGGCACTGGACTATCAAGCTGATAAAAAAAGCTATTTGTCTAACATATGGAAGATAATCGATTGGAGAATAATCAATGGCGTACTCGGACAAAGTAATTGATCATTACGAAAACCCCCGAAATGTAGGTTCATTTGCCAAAGATGATCCAACAGTTGGTACTGGTATGGTTGGCGCCCCAGCTTGCGGCGATGTAATGAAACTACAGATAAAGGTGGATCATGATACAGGTATTATTACAGATGCAAAATTTAAAACGTATGGCTGCGGATCGGCTATCGCGAGCTCGAGCCTCGTTACAGAGTGGCTCAAAGGAAAAACCCTCGACGAAGCCGGAACAATCAAAAACAAAGAAATTGCAGAAGAACTAGCCTTACCTCCAGTTAAAATACATTGTTCTATTCTAGCAGAAGATGCTATCAAGGCAGCTGTAAATGATTACCGTAACAGACACAGCGTCTAAAAAAATCAAACAGAATTTAGAGCGCCGAGGAAAGGGTGTGGGTATTCGCATAGGTGTTAGAACCACAGGCTGTAGTGGTTTGGCATATACTATGGAATATGTAGATGAATATACCGCCGAAGCGGGCGTCACTAACTTTGCTCAAAAAGATTTTGTTGTATTGATAGATGCTAAAAGTCTGGTATATTTAAATGGGTTAACTATGGATTGGGTTCGCAATGGACTCAATGAGGGGTTTGATTTTATCAATCCCAATGAAAAAGATCGCTGCGGTTGCGGCGAATCATTTAGAATTTAGACACAGGTAAGTCCACACTAGCAGGCATATTCCATATCTGCTTCTGCTCTACTCCTGTGCGTTGAGCAAATCTTTTGGCATCACAAGACCCACAACAATGAAAGAAATTGTTGCTGAGTCTCTTCTTGTCCATGTGTTTGAGATCTCTTTCAAATATCGAATCACAGGCATCGCATCTCAACACTGCCACGGTCTTTTTTCTCTTATATGAATGTTCGACTCCATTTTTACTGAGTCTAGAATATTGATTTTGTTGAGTTTTGATTGTAAGAAACATCTAGTATTTACATCCGGCTTATAAAACTTTGGGCTAAATATTAGAGCATTTGCTCAATCTAGGATTCTAAACATGGCAAGAAAGACTATTGATATTGGTATCGTCGGTAATGACGGTACCGGAGACAGTATAAGAGATTCATTCCGTAAAGTTAATGATAACTTTAGAGAACTATACAGCTCATTGGGGCTAGGCGAAAGGCTAAGATTTACTGGCCTAGAAGATGCCCCAGCTACCTATGTAGGGCAGAATGATGCGACCACTGGAAACACCCCGGTGGTCACTGTTAATAATACAGAATCAGGACTGGCGTTTAAAAAACTTGTTGCTGGATCTGGTATCAGCATTGATTTTACCACCAACCCTAATCAAATATCTATTAACGCAGACTTTGCTGAAATTGTAGCAGATACTTCTCCACAGTTAGGTGGCGACCTGTCACTGCGTTCTGGTGGTAATCAATTCCGTATCATTGATGCCGGCACTACTATTACTCCGCTGAATCCTATATTTTCGACAGAATTGGTCAATAAAAATTACGCTGATTCTAAAATTGCCAGGGCAGGTGTTGATGCCATAGATCCTGCCACAGGCAATGCAGATGTAAGTTTTGGACGCATGAGTGGTCCGTTGATACTATCAAGAAGTCCAGAACCAGAGGACGACGAGCTCTACGGCGGATTGATTGCGGCCACTAAATCTTATGTAGATAGTTCATCGTTTGGATCTAGTGTTAATCTATATGTAGCACTTAGCGGTGAAGATGATCGCCCAGGAGTCAGTGCTGCTCTACAAGGTCGTGCGCTGGCCTATGCTTACAGAACCCTAGAAGCAGCATTAAAACGTGCTGAAGAACTGGTTCTCGAATCGAGACCTATCATAGGCCCATACGAAAAAACCTTAACCTATAACGACGGTGTGTCAGAATGTAATCTAGCAGCCATACAAACATCGCCTACATCGGGCACAGGCTTTGTTGGTACAGTTAGAATGAGTGTGGATACCGTGACTCTAAACACCGTGGGCACAAACTATTATGCCGGAGACATACTACAAGTAACAGGTGGCACTGTAGCACCGGGAGGCAGTGCTTGTTTTATCGAAGTGTTGTCTACTTTAACCACCCCGGGAGCTATTGTAACATTTAGAATTGTATCAACTGGTGTGTATTCTGCATTACCAGGCGCCACAGCTATAGCCACTACTATCAGCACCAGTGCTGCTCCAGTGGGTGTTGGCGGGATCGGATTCGGAGCAACATTTAATATAACTTATAAAGTAGCATCTGTGTCTATTTCCAACGGGGGTACAGGCTACAGTTTGGTATCTGTGAGAATCACAGGCGGTGGTGGTACAGGAGCCTTTGGTACTGCTGTGGTCACTGCAGGCGTGATTACTAGTATAACCATCACAGACAAAGGATCAGGTTTTACCAGCTTGCCTAGTTTCGCAGTAGATCTTCCACGATTCCTTATCTACACCGCGGGATTGCGTACAGATTTTACCGGTGATGTGCTTACTGATACTGCCGAAGCTATTCGAGCTCGAGACATCAGAGAAGGTCTATTTCTTCGTGGAAAAACCAGCGGAGCATTGGCTCAGATTCTAGCCCATGCGGGTGACTTAGACAGCAACGGCAACGAAATATTTGATGTGGATATCTTTTACGGTACATTCCAGATCGGTGAAAGTATCACCTACGGAGATATCGCTAGAAACATACAGATTAGTATATTGGTAGAAAGCGGCGAATACTACGAAAACTATCCATTAAAAGTTCCTGCTAACTGTTCCGTTGTTGGTGATGAATTCCGTAGAGTTATATTTAGACCTCGTCCAGGAACGTCTTCTAGCCCTTGGGCGTTTCAAAAATTCCGCAGAGATCCGGTCATCGACGGTTTGACCGTGGCCACACAGGCCTACGGATATCATTATCTGCAGGATAGTACTCAACCTGTTTATCCCAAGATACAAAACAAAGGCGGCTATGAAGCTGCTGCAGATCTGATAAGATTAAATCGTCAGTTCTTGCAAGAAGAAATCATAGCATGGATCAACTATAACGTTGCTAATTCAGTTGCTCCATTTACTCCAGCATTCACGTACGATAGAAACTATTGCAAGAGAGATATAGGTCTTATAATAGATGCCATTACTTTTGACCTAGATTACGGCGAATATAATAGAACTATTTCAGCAGGATTAAAATATTATCAAAGTGCTAGTGCATTAGTGGCCATTACCACACAGCTTTCAGAATATCTAGCTGTGATAGATCATTTAGCCAGTTTGATGCAGCTGATCATAGATAACACCGTGATAACTGGTCTCAAACAAACACTGTTTACACAAACCGTGGATCCAGCATTCCAAGCAGAAGTAGGTTCAGATTCTGTAATTTCTGCGTTAATTATTGCGCTGAAAGATGTCATGGACGGATCAGGATCGGTAAATTATCCCAAAGAAAACGACGAAATGGATGTGTTCTTGGCCAACGATACCGTGCGTTGGCAAGCTATTAGTGCCATAGGGCACGGCGGCTTCATGGGAGTGCTAG